ACACCCCACCCCCCTCCCGCGGGTCACGCCGCCCGCGGGGTGTGGGTGTTTTTGGGGTCGGAAAATCTCGGTTTCGGATTCGGATAGCCGATGAGCTTCGATGCGCGCGTCAAGGTCAGCTCGGCGCAGCTGGCAACGGTGCTCGGTCTGACCGAGCGTCGGGTGCAACAGCTTGAAGCGGAATCGGTTTTCACCAACGTCGGCAAGGGGCGTTCCAAACGCTTCGTTCTGGCCGATGCGGTGCAGGCCCTCGTCCAAAAATCCGAAATCGACGCCCGCAACGCCGCACCGGCCGCCGGCACCAGCCGGGAATCGTTCGAGGCCGAGCGCGCCCGCAAGCTCAAACTGCAGAACGATCAAGCCGATGCGCTGCTCGTCGACACCAACGATGCGCTCGCCGGCATCGACCACATCTTCGGAGAGGTGCGCACCGCGCTTGCCGGCATTCCCGCCCGCGCCACCGACGACCCTCGTCGTTGCGAAGGCCAGATAGAGGATGCCATCGACGCCACTCTCGGCGACCTCGCCGGGCGCCTCGGACTCAACGCGTCGGCACCGCTCTACGCGAGGGCCGCGACCCTCTTGAGGCCGACACCGCGATCGACGCCTGACGAATGGGCGCGTCGCAACCGCATCTACAAGCCATCGGCCGGCATCCCCGGCCCGCGTGATCCCTCGCTGACGCCGTACATGGTGCCGTTCGCGCGCGCCTTCGACGTCGCCGAGCAGATCGCCACCTACGGCCACCGCTACGACGCCGTCGTACAGGTGACCAGCTCGCAGACCGGCAAGACCGACACCGTGCTCGACGTGATCGGCTCGACGCTCGACCAGCGGCCGGCGCCGATCCTCTACGTCGGTCCGAACAAGGAGTTCCTGCAGAAGGAAATCGAGCCCCGCCTCACCGAGATGCTGACCGGCACCAAGCGGCTGGCGGAGAAGCTCGCGGGCGGCAAGCGCAACACCAAGTTCCGCAAGCTGGTCGGCGGCGTGCCGATCGTCCTCGGCTGGGCCGGCTCGGCCTCGTCGCTCGCCGCGATGGCGGCCAAGATCGCGCTGATGGACGAGCTCGACCGCATGATGGCCTCGATCCAGGGAGAGGGCGATCCGTTCTCGCTGCTCGAGGCACGCGGCTTCTCGTTCCGTGACCGCATGCGGGGCGCGATCTCGACGCCGCTCACCGGCTCCGTCGACACCGACGTCGATCCGGTCACCGGCCTGGAGCTGTGGCGCCGCATGGGTGCCGAGGACGTTCAAAGTCCGATCTGGCGCCTATGGCAGGGTGGGACCATGCACCATTTCACGTGGCAGTGCCCGCACTGCCGCGAGTGGTTCGTGCCTCGCTTCAAGCAGTTGAAGTGGCCCGAGGGGGCGACGGCGGCCGAGGCCAAGCGCCAGGCCTACGTCGAGTGCCCGCGCTCCGGCTGCATCATAGAGGACCACCACAAGGCCGAGATGAACAGGACGGGCCGCTATGTCGCGCCCGGCCAGTCGATCGACGCAGACGGCAACGTCACCGGCGAGCCGCCGGAGACGACCACGTTGAGCTTCTGGAATTCCGGCCTGTGCTCGCCGTTCGTCACGTTCGGCGAGCGAGCGGCCTCCTACGTCACGGCGAAGGCCTCCGGCGAGCAGGAAAAGCTCCAAGCCGTCATGAACACCGGCTTTGGCGAGTGCTACTCGCCCGGCGGTGGCGACGTGCCGGAGTGGGAAGAGGTCCGCGCACGGTCGCTAGGCTATGCCAAGGGCACGCTGCCGCCCTGGGTCAAGATGCTGACGCTCGCCGTCGACGTGCAGATGCGATCGCTCTACTGGACGATCCGCGGCTGGGGCGCCTACGGCACGAGCTGCGTCGTCGACTATGGCGAGATCCTCGGCGCCACCGTCGAGCGCCCGGTCTGGGATGCGCTCGGCGAGCTGTTGAAGCGGCCGATCGGCGACATGGTGATCCGCCGCGCGTTCGTCGACTCCGGCTTCCGGCCCGGCAAGCCGGTAAACCTGCCTATGAACGTGATCTACGAGTTCTGCCGGCTCTATCCGCGCCTCGCCTATGCCTCGAAAGGGCAGCAGACGCAGGAAAAGCCGGTTCGCTTCGCCAAGATCGAGATCAACGCGCTAGGCGCCGCCAAGCGCTACGGCCTCGACCTCGTCCATATCGACACCGACTGGGCGAAGTCGACCGTGCACGAGAAGGTCCGCAAGGATCCCGAGCAGGCCGGCGCTTGGTTCGTGCCCGACAAGGTGACCGAGGGGTTCTGCAAGCAGATCGTCTCGGAGGCCCGCATCCGCAAGCCGAACGGCCAGCCGGTCTGGCAGCGGATCAACCGCAACAACCACTACCTCGACTGCGAGGCGCTGCAGGAAGCCGTCGGCTTCTCGCTCAACGCGCACCTGATCGCGGCCGACGAGACGGGCGCCGTGCCCAAGCCGCAGCGTTCCACCGTTCCCGTCGTTCGCGCGTCCGCTTCACCGTCCGCTGGCCGACCGCGGCCGGCCCCGCCCACGCCGTCCCGACCCGCCGCAGCGCCGGCGCCGGCTGCCACGGCTGCGAAGCCGGCACCCGCGGCGCCGGCTGCCGTCGACCGCGCTGCCGAGCGCCGCAACCGCATCGCGGCTGCCGCCGCCCGACTCTACGGAGGCTGATTTGCCTGTCTCGCCGTGCCACCAGCTCGCCAAGGACCTAAAAACGGCGATCGACAACGCCGTGCTCGGCCGCATGGTGCAGAGCGCCGGCGCCAAGGGCCGCCAGGTCACTTACTCCACCGCGCAGATCAACGAGATGATCGCGTACTACAACCAGGCGCGCAACGGCTGCCCCGATGCTCTCGCCGACACGACGCTGATCGAGCTGAAGCCGCTCGACCAGCCGCAGGGCACGCGCGGGGCGCCCGCTCGCTTCTTCGGCCGTGGGTACGTCTGACATGATCGCCACCGATATCGTCACCCCGGCCAAGCCCAAGGTGCGCGTGCCCGCGAAAAGCCGCGCACTTGCGAGTCACGGTAGCCTGCGAACGTCCTATTCCGGCGCCAGCCGCAGCGACACCAACATCGCGCTCTGGCGGCCCTCGCTCAAGTCTGCCGACAGCGACCTGCTGCGCGACGCCGAGATGGTGCGCGCGCGGGCCCGGGACCTGCGCCGCAACTTTCCATTCGCGCAGCAGGCGGTCCGTGCCAGCCGGCTCGGCGTGATCGGCAAAAAGGTGCGCTACTCGTGCCGGCCGGACTATCGTTACCTCGGCATCGATTTCGAGGATGCGATGCGCTGGGGGCAGGAGTTCGAGCGCGTCTGGGAGACTTATGCGCACGGCGAGGGCTTCGGACCCGACGCCGGCCGCCGCATGACCTTCACGCAGCTGATGGGCCTCGCCCACGACACCGACTTCACCGACGGCGAGGTGCTTGGCACGTTCGAGTGGGACGAGAGCCGCCGCTTCCGCACGTGCCTGCAACTCGTCGACGTCGACCGGCTGTCCAATCCGTTCGGCGCTCCCGAGACGGCGAGGCTGAAGGCCGGAATCCAGCTCAACGACCTGTCGGCGCCGGTCGGCTATCACATCCGCGACGCGCATCCCGGCGACTACGGTCTCGTCGGGCTCGGCCACCTCAACTGGTCGTTCGTCCGCCGTTATACGGACTGGGGCCGCCCGATCGTGGCGCACACGTTCGAGCACGAGCGGCCCGGCCAGACGCGCGGGATCAGCGCGTTCGCCTCCGTCATCACCGCCATGAAGCAGGGCGCGGAGTACACCGACGTCGCGCTGCAGGCCGAGATCCTGCGCGCCTCCTACGCGGCGGTGCTGACCAGCCAGCAGAACTACAAGGACGCGCTCGAGGTGATCTCCGGCCAGGACCCGACGAAGGTCGCCGGCATCGTCGAGCTCGCCGAGGAGAACCTCGTCGCAGCGATGGAGTACCACGAGCGGATCAAGGTCCGCTTCCAGGGCGCGCAGATCCCGATCCTGTGGCCCGGCGAGGATCTGAAGATCGTCAGCCCCGGCAACGGCGCGAGCCAGCTCGGCGACTTTCAGGGGCATTCGACCAAGAGCTACGCCGCCGGTCTCGGCGTCAATCCGGTCGAGGTCAGCCAGGACTATTCCAACGTCAACTACTCCTCTGCGAAGATGGCCGGCGCGACGGCGTTCCGCCACTATGAATGGCGCCGCCAGCGCCTGATCGACGGCCTCGCCATGCCTCTGGTCGGCGCCTTCCTCGAGGAAATCGTGCACTCCGGCGCGATGCCGCTGCCCAAGGGCATCCGCCCGTCCGACTTCTACGCGGCCAAGGGCGCGCTGATCGCCGGTGTGTTCCTGACGCAGGGCGCGCCGAACCTCGATCCGGTCAAGGAGAGCCAAGCCGACATGGTCCGGCTGCAGATCGGCTCGACCACGCTGCAGGACATCGCCGCCGAGGAGGGCAAGGACTACCTCGACATCCTCGACCAGCAGGCGCGCGAGCAGAACGAGCGCATGGCGCGCGGGCTCGCTCCGCCGATGCTGGCCGGCGATCCGGCGGCGCTCGCCGGCACCGCTCAGGATCAACCATCTGGCGACGAACACGGCGGAGTCCTGCCAATGGCGGGTGACAAGCCGCGCAGCTTCGCGGCCATGCGGGAGGATCGCCTGCTCGACATGGCGTCGCGCCGGTTACGGCAAGCTCTACACCTCGAAAGCCGCCGCGATCCGCGACCTGTCGGCGCTGCCGATCGCGGAGCAGCACAAGCTGCCTAAGCGCTCGGACCCGTCGCGCAAGCCGCGTCCGGCGCCCTACAACAACGTCAAGGTGCTCGACGCGATGCGGGGCGGTGTGGCGCGTGCGCCCGATCCGCTGAAGCTAGCCAACGCCACCTACGACAAGCCGCACCAGGTGATGCGGCTGGCGCGCGCTAGCACCAACATCAAGGTGACAAGCCCGGCGCAGGCACTGACGTTGCTTTCGCGGTTCGGCTCGACCGACATGCGGAAGGCCGCGACGACCGCCTACAGCGAGATCGCGCATCAGCACGGCGGTCGCATCCCGTCATGGCCGGGCGGCAAGATCGCCGGGCCGAAGGTTCCCCGCAAGCTGCCGCCGGCGCGTGCGTCCGGTGGCGGCGGCTCGCTCGGCACGGCGGTGCGCGTCGGACTTTCGGCCTATGCCGTCTATGCGGCGATGCGCGCCGGGCAGGCGATGGCCGCACCCGCCGACGCCAAGCCTGCCGCCTCGGGCACCGTTTCCAACCTGGTCGCGACCGGGGCCGTCGTCGGGGGCACCTTGGCGACCGTCGCCGCGCTCGATCGACCCAAGCAGCTCGTCAACGGCCGCCGCGTCGGCCGCGGCTTCGACGGTAAGTTCACGCAACGGCCGCCGACACGGCTCGCGCGCGGCGTGCGCGCGGTTGGCAAGGCCGATTTCGCCGGCGCCGGCCGCATCGCCGGAGCCGGCCTGTCGCTGGCCGCCGTCGTTCCGGCCGCCTACCGCGAGATCCGCGAGCGCACCGACCTCGGCGTCGGGCAGAGCGCGGCGATCGCCGTCGCGGCACCCGCCGCCGCGGTCACGGCCGCCGCCGTCGTCAAGGGTTCGATTGCCGCCGGCGTCCGCATCGCCGGCGCCGCAGCCGTTCCGGCTCTGGCGGTTCTCGGTGGACTGCAGGGCGCGCGCGAGGATCGCGATCGTGCCCGGGGTTTCGTGCGTGGTGCAGTCCGCGCCCTCGATCCCTCCGCGATCGTGATGGATCGCGGCCTCGGCGAGCGCGCGGTCGACGCGGTGCTCGGTGGCCCGCGCACGGGCACGCTGAAGTGGGAAGGGCCGCAGGGCCCGCAATGGAAATTCGACCCGCTGCGGCCGTTCCGCAGTGGCGCCGCCTACCTGAACGACAAGGCCTCGCGCGTTGCGCAGGCGCCCGTCGCCGCCGGCCCGGTGCCGGTGGTCCGTGGCACCGACGCCGCGACCTACAAAAACGCATGGACCGATACCCGCGGGCGCACCTACGAGCGCCGCGACTTCAGCGTTCGAAAGGCAGCTTGACATGGCCAAGCGGAGAACGGCGACCGGGCGGCGGAGTGCAGCGCCAGGCCGGCTACCGGCAGGGCGTCGCGGTCTCGCAGTACGTCGCCGGCGGCGGCGCGCTGATGGTCGCCGGCATGGCCGGCGCCACCGGCAACGTGCCGATCGCGGCCGTGACCGGCACGGTTGCTACCGGGTTCATGGCCGCCGGCGCCGTGTCCCAGCGCCAAGCCATGCGCGGCCGAGCCCGCGCGGCTGCCGTCGACGACCTCGTCGGCCGTGCGCGTAGGGGAAAAACTCAGCTCCGCGGCGATGCCGGCAACGACACGCTCGGCGGCCGTCGGGAGCGGAGCCGGTATGCGACGACGCAAGGCACCCGAGGTGCCAAGGAACGCAAGGCGGGTGCTGCCGGTATAGGCGCTGGAGCCGTTGTTGGTGGGCTTGGAATTGCTGGGTCTCTCGCCGGCGATTACATGTTCAGCCCGAACGCAGCTGCTGCTGGAATCGCGGTCGCAGCGACTGGCTTTGGAAAACGGCGCGCAGGTCGAAGCCGCATTGCCAGAGGTAACGCGATCGACGAGCTTGTTGCGCGCGCGCGCGGCCAGGGCGGATTGGTTTCGCGCATCCAGTCCAAGGGACGCGATCCAGGCATGCGCGGATCTGCCGGCAACGACCGGCTGTCGCCGCCGATGCCGTCTGTCGGCGTCGATGGGCTCGCATACACCGCCAACACCGCCGCGACGCTCTCCGGCAGCCAGCTCGCGCGCTCGACGCGCAAAGCACCGAAGGCCGCGCCAGATCAGGCTGTGGCTGACGCCAAGGCGGTCGCCGACGGCACCAAGGCGCGCGGCGTGCGCAAGGCCGCCGCCGCTCCCGCTGCCGCACCCTCCACCCTCTCTCGCGTCAGCACGGCGCTCGCCAAGGCCAACCCGTTCATGATGGTCACGGCCGGCGGTGTGATGGGCAAAACGGCCTTCGACTTCGCCAAGGCCAACGGCGCCAGCGACATGAAGGCGATCGGCGCCGGCGCCGTCGCCGCGGCGCCGATGGCCGCGGCAGCGGTCGCGCCCACCGTCATCGGCCGCGTCGCGCCCAAGCTCGCCGCCGGTCTCTCCAAGGCGGCGCTGCCGCTGCTGGCGCTGTCCACCGCGATCGCCGCCGCGCGCGGCGGCATCAAGGCCGCTCAGGACGGCAAGGGCTTCAGCGGCATCGCCGCCGGCGCCGCCTGGGGGGCTGCCGACAGTCTCACGTTCGGGCTCGCCTCGCGGGGCGCCGACAAGGTCGCCGAGGTCGGTCGTGCCTACCTCACCGATTCCGCTCGCGCCAAGGCGCAATCGACGGCCGCCGCGCCAGTGGATGCGCCCGGCCGGCGTCCGCAGGCGGCGCTGCCCTCCACCGACGGCCAGACCGCCGGTTACACGCGTATCGACCCCCGCACCGGCGCCGTCGTGCGGGTGCAAGGCTACAAAACCCCGACCTGACGAGGCCAGAGCATGGCAATGACGAATTCGGACCGCGGGCGGATGGCCGCCGGCGTCGTGGCCGGCGTCGCCGTCGGCGGCGGCACCACGGCGGCCACCGGCTGGGCGATCACCAAGGCGGCGACCTCCGTCGCGCGCGCCGCCGGCCCACGCGCGGCCATGTTCATTCCCGGCATCGGCTGGGCGGTGGGCGGCATCGCGGCTGCGGCCTCTCTCTACGGCGGCGCGAAGGCCGCCAAGGCTACGTCCGACGCGGGCGGCAGCTGGAAGCAGGTATTCACGGCGGGCGCGCTCGGCCTCGCCGGTGTGTCGCCGGCCGCCGCGCAAAGCGTCGTCCAGCCCGCACCGATCCGCCGTCCCGGCGAGGGCGAAACCCGTCGCAAGCAGAGCCAGGGCCAGAACCCGAACCCGAACCAGAACCAGAACAAGAAGCAGGCCGAGGGCAAGAAGTCGCCACCGCCACCTGCCCAGACGGCGCCGGTCGCGCCGCCCGCTCCGGCGGCACCCGGCAAGCCGATGTCGAAGTATGATGAGCGCCGCGCCGCCCTCGACCGCGAGGCCGAAACGCTGCGCCAGGCGATCGAGACCGAGACCAAGGGCAAGGGTGGTTACGGCGACCGCGCTCAAAAGGCCAACGCTCGCCTGAAGGAGCTGCAGGCCGAGCGCGCCAAGGTCGACGCCGAGGAGCGCAACAACGACCCGCTGCGGATCGGCTTTCAGATCGGCCTGCCGGCCGGCGCGCTGCTGGCCGGCGGTTTCGCCGGCAACTGGTTCGGCTCCAAGGCGGTCGCCGGTGCCGAGGCAGCCGGCGCCAAGATGGCGGGCCAGGTCGAGAAGCTCGGCAAGAAGGCCGGCGAGCTGCTCAAGGTCTCGCCGAAGGGCGTTATCGCAGGCACCACGGCAGGCGACAAGGCCAAGGCCGTCGTCAACGAGGCCTACAAGCTCGGCGGCGCCAAGAGCGCGTTTGCCTCGCCCGGCTATCCGAGCCCGCCTGCGCCCGGCGCGCTGTTCGACAAGCCGATGGGTCTGCCCGGCCGCGTCAACTACATCATTCCAGCCGCCAACATGGCGATCGGCGGCGCCGAGATCGGCGCCAGCTTCATGACGGACGACCCGACGACCCGCATGGTGCTCCGCTCCGCGGGCGCCGGCGAGTTTGCGATGGGCTTCTTCCAGTACAAGGCATTGGCCTCGGCCGTCGGCGTCAATCCGGCGTCGAATGCCGTCGCCAGCATCGAGGGACTGCGCAACCGGATCACGCGCGAGACGGCCACCGGAATGCCGGCCGGCGTCGCGCAGGTGAAGGCCGGCCGCAATCTGTCGCTGGCCAAGGTCGGCGCCGGGCGCGACGTATCGGTCGCTGGCGCGCGCGCCGGCGGTGCGGTGTCGTCGGAGAAGATCCGCGCGGGTGGCCGGGTCGCGACCACGCGGATGCGGGCCAATCAGGGCGTCGTCCGCGCCGGCGCCGATCTCGGTGTCGCCAAGGCGGCCGGGGCTGGCCGCGTGGCGCGCGCCCAGAGCCGGGCGAAGCTCGGTCCTGAGGGCTACAAAAACACCTGGATGGACAGCCGCGGCCGGACCTACACCCGCCGCGACATGAGCGTGCGCCGCGCCGCCAACTCCAACGCGCCGCCCGCCCGCAAGCGCAAAGCGAACTGATCTCGCTCACGGCGCGTACCGCCGCAACAAACGGAACCCACATGGCAATCGTCACCTCGCCCGACCGGTCCCGCTCGGGGCCGGTGCAGGGGCTCGGCCACTGGCTCGCACAGAAGATCGGTTGCAAGCCGCTGGCGATGCCGCCGATGGAAGCCGCCCGGCTGCGCATCGGCCTGGAGAAGGGCGTATTCGACCCCGCCATGATCTACGGCGGGCCGGGGGCGTCGAAGTTCATCGGCAAGGCCGACTCCAACAACCGGATGCGGGTGACCGACGACGGCATCGCGCTCGTCTCGGTTGCTGGTCTGCTGATCGACCGTGGTGAGTTTCTCGGCGACATGTACGGTCTGTTCACGACCTACGAGGGGCTGTCTGAGCAGTTTCGCCGCCTCGCCAAGGACGACACCATCAAGAGCGTCGTGCTCGATATCGACTCGGGCGGCGGCATGGTCGCTGGCCTGTTCGACGTCTGCGCCGACATCGGCACGCTGAAGAAAAAGAAGAAGGTCTATGCGATCGCCGCCAACATGGCCGCGAGCGCCGCTTACGCGATCGGCTCCACGGCGCATGAGATCTACGCGACGCGATCGGCCTGCCTCGGCTCGATCGGCATCATCCAGTACCATCAGAGCTACGCCGAGATGCTGGCCGCGGCCGGTGTCGAGACCACCATCATCCAGTCCGGATCGCACAAGTCGGACGGCAACCCGTTCCAGGCGCTGTCGCACTCCGCGCGCGCGCAGATGAGCGCGGAGTCCGACCAAGCCTACCAGATGTTCGTGAGCCTCGTTGCGAAGAACCGTCCCCTCGAGGAGGAGGCGGTCCGTGCGACCGAGGCGCGTTGCTACTACGGCAGCATGGCGGTCGACGCCAAGCTCGCCGACGGCGTCAAGAGTATCGACGATCTCCTCGCCCACATCCGCCAAGGCAAGCCGACTAAGTCCTCGCCGACGAGGTCGGGCCGCGGTTCCAACGCCAGCACAGGAGGACGTATGTCCACTGACAACAACGGGACCGAGAACCGGCCCGACTATGACGCCGTTATCGCGGCGAGCCTCGCCTCGATCGCCGCTGCACGGCCCGCTCCCCAGCCGGCCGCCGTGGCACCCGCTCCCCAGTCCGCCGCGTCGAGCCCGGCGCCGGTCGATGCCGCCGCCACCGAGCGCGCGCGCATCGCCGCCATCGTCGACAGCCCCGAGGGCAAGGCCAACGCCGCGCTCGCCGCGCACTTCGCCTTCAAGACGGGCATGAGCGCCGACGACGCGATCGCCGCGCTGAAGGCCGCCGGCCCCGCCGTCGCGGCGACCGCCACCGCGCCGATGGCCGATGCACTCGCCCAGCAGATGCGCAACCCCGCCAACGCCGGCGGCGTCAAGCCGGAGGCTCCGGGCGCCGACCCAAAATCCGCCGCCAATCTGCCACCGCTGGGCGACGTGTTCGCCGCCAGATTCCCCAACCCCCGCAACAGCAAGAAGAGGGCCTGATCCATGGGCGTCGTCGCAACCTATCCCACTCTCCGCCACGACTGGCTGAAGCACGAGCTGGATCCCCAGCTGTTCCGCAAGGAGATCACCATCCTCGCCGGCGCGGGTGACCTGGTCACCGGCACCGTGATGGCGCAGATCACCGAGGCGGGCGCCAACGTCCGCCGCCAAGGCCGGCGGCAACACCGGCGGCGGCTCGCTGACGCTGGACGGCTCGACGCCGGTTCTGGCCGCCGCGATCGCCGGCATCTACACGGTGCGCTGCACCGCGCTCGCCGCCAACGGCGGCGTGTTCGAGGTCAAGGACCCGAACGGCGTCGTGCTCGGTTCCTACACCATCGGCGGCGCCGCGTTCGCCACCGGCATCAAGTTCGCGATGGCCGACAGCGGCACCGACTTCGCGCTCGGCGACGGCTTCGACATCACGGTCGCCGCCGGCTCCAACAAGTGGAAGAAGCACGTCAACGGCGCCATCAACGGCACCGAGGTGGCATCCGGCATCCTGCTCGACGCGGTCGACGCTTCGGGCGGCTCGGACGTCAAGGGCGTGATCGTCACCGGCCAGTGCGAGATCGCCTCGCTCGAGCTGACGTGGGACTCGTCCGTCGACGACAGCACGAAGAAGAACGCCGCGCTCGCCCAGCTGGCGAAGCTCGGCTTCGTCACCCGCCGCCTGGTCTGATCCCGACCGTCTGACAGCACGCTGACGGTGGCGGCCCCTGGCCGCCGCCGCGACGGCGCGCGCCCAACCTTCCTGGAGCCTGAGCACCCATGCAGATCGACTACCTGCGCGACCCGCGCTATTCCGTCCGCAACCTGTCGGACGCGATCATGAAGATCCCCAACCTCTACTCGTTCCTGGCGAGCATGGGGTTGTTTCCCGAGGTCGGCATTTCGACCACCTACGTCGAGATCGAGGCCAAGACCGGCACGCTCAACATCATCCCGACGAGCATGCGCGGCTCGCCCGCTCCCCGGCTACAGCGCGACCGCCGCAACCTGCGCGTGATGAAGACGCTGTTCATGCAGATCGACGACAACATCGTGCCGTCGGACCTGCAGAACCTGCCGAAGTTCGGCGAGCCCGGCGCGTTCGAGAGCTTCGACAACCTGCTCGCCGAGCGGCTGAACAAGCTGCAGGCGCACTATCGCCAGACGCACGAGTACATGCGCTGGGGTGCGCTGCGCGGCAACGTCTACGACGCCGACGGCGCCACGGTGCTCTACAACTGCTACACCGAGATGGGCGAGAGCCAGGCCTCGTTCGACTTCAAGTTCGGCACCACCTCGGCCAACGGACCGCTCGACGCGGCCAAGGCCGTGCGCCGCCATCACGAGACCAACCTGCTCGGCGAGCCGATGACGCAGACGCTGTTCCTGTGCTCGGCCGAGTTCATGGATAGCCTCACCAGCCATCCGTTCATGATGAAGTACTACGAGAACCAGCAGGGGCGGCCCAACCCGCACATCGACGACATGGAGGTGTTCCAGGTCGGTCAGCACCTGTTTGTCGAGCACAACGGCGTCGCCTCCTACATCGCCGAGGACGGCACCTCGACGACGCACCGCTTCATCCCCGAGGACGAGGCAATCGGCATCCCGCTCGGCACGCTGCAGACCTTCCGCAGCTACTTCGCGCCCGGCGAGATGATGGACGCCGTCAACCGTCCGGGCCAGGCGATGTACGTCTCGCCGAAAGAGCTCGACCACGGCCGCGGCATCGAGCTGCACACGGAGTCCGCACCGCTGTTCGTGGTGCAGAAGCCGCGCCTCGTGACCCGCGCCTACTCGAGCAACTGATCGCGCTCATAGCGCCACGCCGCAATCTGTCGGGCCCGGGGAGCACTCCCCGGGCCCGCCGGATTTCGACGCCAACCGGAGGGACGGACATCATGAAAATCAAGCTGAAGGCCGAGGCCAAGCAAAAAATCTCGGCACTGTCGAGCCGGACCTATCCGGCAGGCTGGGCGGGCGAGATCCCCGACGACGTCGGCCAGGGCTGGATCGACGCTGGACTCGCCGAGCGCACCGACAAGGTCGCCGCCGACCGAGGTTGCCGCCGACTGAATCGCTGCCGGCGGACGACAAACCGAAGGGTCGCGGCCGACGCGCCAAGACTTCCGCCACCTGAACTGATCCGAGTGAACCGATCCGGGGGGATCATCATGACACTGAAACACACCGCGCTGCGCATCGCGGCGGTCGAGGCCCTGCGCGGGCGCACGATCGCCGGCGACACGGTCATCGACACCGTCGGTGAGATCGGCGACACGCCCGAGAACGCGCCGCGTTTCTCGATCGCGGTCGGCACGCTCGACGCCGCCGCCAAGCTGGTCAAGATGGCCGTCACCCTCACCGTGTGGAAGCGCACCGTCATTGAGGGCGAGCCGGACGAGGCCGGTAATGTGCTCGCATATCTGGCCTGGGTACCGGCCGCGAGCGATGCGCCGGCGCAAGCGGCCCTCGATCTGCTCGAGCACCAGGTTCTCAAGGCGATGCAGGCCGGCACCCCGTGGGGCAACGTCTGGGCCGGTATCGCCACCGATGTCGAGTGGGCCTCCGGGCGCAGCCTCGACCCGTCTGTCGCGCAGCGCGAGATGGTGCTGACGATCACGCCGGCGCTCGACACGGCCGCGGGGTGGTCGGCGTTCGCTGCCATGGTGAAGGGCTCGAATTCCATTCCGGGCGCTCTCAAGGCGCTCGTCCTCGATAAGCTGCCGGACTGGGCCGCCCTCGGCCTCGACTGCGGCCTCGCAATCGATCCCGCGCCGCCGGCCGAGACAAAGCCCGCCAAGCGCGCCTCGGCCAAGAAGGGCAAGCGCTGATGCCGCCGGTCGACATCGATGCGCTGATCAACGTCGCGGTGCTCGACCAGTTCGAGCACCCGCGTCCGATCACCTACTATCCGGCCGTCTCCAACCCGGAGACCGCCCCGTTCACGGTGCGCGGCATCTGGGACCGCGAGCACGAGGCGGTGCTGACCGAGGTCGCGGGCTCCGAAACCAAGTCTTCGGGCGTGTCGACGACACTGCCGGTGCTGAACGTCCGCCTCGCGCCGTTCGCCGCCCCGCCGCGCCAGGGCGACCGGTTCGAGGTCGACGGCGAGACCTTCAAGGTGTCCGACGTCCGCCCGGACGGGCTCGGCATGGCCGATCTGATCGGCAAGCTGGTGAGCGACGCCTATGCTGATCAATAAAACGCTGGCCGCGGCCGTCGCCGCCCAGCTCGCCGCCGCTGGTTTCTGCAACGGCCGCGTTACCGCCAACCGGGCCGAGCCGGTCGATTCTGGCCGGCTGCCCTCCGCCAACGTGTTCGTCGATCCAGGCTCGGCCCGCCCGAGCGGCGACCCGCGCACCGGCGTCCCAAAGTACGACCACACCTCTAAGCTCGTCGTCGAGGTGATCGAGTCCGCCGACGACGGCGACCAGGTCATCGGCAGGCTCTGCGACCACTACGACCTGGTGCTCGAGACGCTGCTGACCGATCTCGCCTGGGGTAGCCAGCCCGGCGCCGAGATCGAGGGCATCGGCTCGATCGACACGCTGCAGAAGATGGAGCCGCGCGGCGATCGGGAGCTTGCCCAGCTGCAAATCAGCTTCGACGTGCTGCACGCCTCGGTCTGGCCTCCCAAGCCCGCCGCTAGCGACGTCACGCTCACCCGCATCGACGTCCGCGGCCCCGGCGGCCTCGGCGCAAACTTCCCAGTCCCCACCGAGTAAACCCCTGAACCAGGAGCACCCATGTCGCGGATCTACGTGACGCCGGCGGCCGGAAAGACGTTCCGCGATCCGCTCAATCCCTCCGTGCAGTTCCCCGCCGAGGGCGACTGGCGCGAGGACCTGCCCGCCTATCACCGCCTGCGCCGCAGCGGCGACGCGACCATCACCGCCGGACCTGCCGCCGCACCGAGCGAGCCGGCCGCCCCCAAGACCGTCAAGAACGTGACGGTAGGCGCCCATGGCCATCAGCTTCAACCGTATTCCCACGAACCTGCGCCTTCGCCTCTACTGGGCGGAGATGGACCCCTCGCGCGCGGGCACGTTCTCCAACAACCGGCGCAGTCCTGGTGCTGGGTCACGGCACCGGCACCGTCGCCGACAACACGCTGACGCGCCTCGGCAGCATCAACGGGGCCTCGCGCGCGGCGCAGGGCCGCGGCTCCATGCTCGAGCGGATGAGCGTCAAGCTGCGCGGCGCCAACGGCTTCGACGACGTCTGGTTCGTCGACGTGCCCGAGCCTTCGGCCGGCACCGCCGCGACCGGCACGATCGAGGTCACCGCTGCGGCCACCGCCGCCGGCGTGCTGTATCTCTACATCGCCGGCCAGAAGGTCTCCGTCGCCATCGCCTCGGGCGACACCGCCACGCAGGTCGCGACCAAGGTCAAGACGGCGATCGACGCCGCCCTCGACCTGCCGGTCACCTGCGCCCGCACCAACGCCGTGCTGACGCTCACCTGCCGCTGGAAGGGTCTCACCGGCAATGACATCGACATTCGGACCAACTACCTCAGGAACCTCGGCAGCGAGGCGCTGCCGGCCGGCGTGGCGCTGACCATCACCGCGATGGCCAGCGGCGCCGGCGTGCCCGATCTCACCGACGCCATCGCCGCCATCGGCGACGAGGAGTTCGAGACCATCGTGCACAGCTGGACCGACACGGCCACGCTGAACGCGATCGACACCGCCTGGGGCCACGGCGACGACGGCCGCTGGGGCTGGCTGAAGCAGCTCTACGGCCACGTCTGGAGCATGCGCCCGGGCACGTTCGGCGACCTCGGCACGTTCGGCGACGCCCGCAACGGCGGCGAGCAGACCACGATCGGCTACACCGGCAGCCCGTCACCTCCGTGGGAGTGGGCCGGCGCCATCGGCGGCGTGGTGCACCGCGCCCTGATGAACGACCCGGCGCGCCCGCTCGGCACGCTCGAGGTTCCTGGCGTGCTGGCAGCTGACCCCGCAGACCGCCTGACGGCCGGCGAGAAGAACGCGCTGCTGTGGGACGGCATCTCGGTGGTCGACGAGACGGCCGACGGCCGCATCGTCATCAACCAGGTGGTGACGCACTACCAGCGCAACGCCTTCGGCCTCGACGACAACAGCCTGCTCAAGGTCAACACCAAGGCGACCTACGCCTACGTGATGCGCAGCCAGCGTTTCCACATCGCGCAGCGCTTCCCGCGCCACAAGATCGCCAACGACGGCACCCGCTTCGGCGCCGGCCAGGCGATCACCACGCCGACGGGCATCAAGGCCGAGATCTACGCGCACTATGTCGCGATGGAGAACCTCGGTCTGCTGGAGAACGCGGCCACGGCGATGCGCAACACCATCGTCGAGCGCGACGTCACCAACCCGGACCGCGTCAACGTTCTCTACGCGCCCGACTTCGTCAACCAGCTCGACGTGTTCGCCGTCATCGCCCAGTTCCGCCTGCAGTATCCGGCGGAGACGGGCGAGGTCGCGATTCCGGTCATCTGATCGCGCTCGCGGCTGCTGTTCGGCGCTTCGCGCCGGCAGCCTCCGCGGGGGCGGGCTAACGCCCGGCGCCCGGTCGGGCGCTTGAAGGTCGGTCGCGCTGCAGGCGCACACTCTCATTCGGAGAACTGAAATGTCCATTCGGCGAATCGGCGGCGTGCTGAACCTGAAGTGCACGACCGCCAACGGCGGCAGCTTCTACCTGGAGCTGCGCGGCAAGTGGAAGCTGACGCCGTCGCGCACCAAGAAAGAGGGCATCGCGGGCCAGGACCGCGTCCACGGCTACAAGGAGATGCCCGTCGTTCCCACCATGGAGGGCGACGTCTCCTATAACCAGGAGCTCGACGTCCGCCGCCTGGACGAGGCGACCGGCGTCACCGCGACGCTGGAACTCGCCAACGGCAAAAACCTGGTCCGGAATCGACGGGTGGCGCGCCGACGTGTCGACGATCGACACCGAGGAGGGCTCGATCCCGGTCAAGTTCGAGTTCGTCGAGATCAATCCGCTGAACTGATCTCGCGGCTGCTGTTCGGCGCGCGGTGCGCGCCGGCAGCCTCCGATTGGGCGGGCTAACGCCCGGCGCCCGCTTGGGCGCTTGGGAGCACTAATCGAGAAGGGGGCACTATGAGCAATCCAGAGCAGGATGTCCGTCGTCTGGGCAACGACGGGTATGTCTACAACGACCAGTATGCGCCGCCGCCCGCGCGCTCGCCGCAGCCGACCATGCGGCCGGCACCGGCCGGCTATGGCCAGCCCGACGCGGTGCTAGCCGCGCCGCCGCAGGCGCCGTATCAGGCACCGCCTGCCGCTGCGGCACCTGCGGCCACGTCACCGGCTGCCCTGGCGGCTGCGACCGGGCATCCCGTGGCGCCGCCGGCGCCCGCACCCGGCGTCGTGGTGTTCTCGCGGCCCTACCAGGCGTTCGGCAAGGACGTGACGCAGGTCACGTTCCGCAAGCCGACGGCCGGCGACATGCGCCGCGGCGGCTTCCCGCTGCGCGCCGTGACCGATGCGGGCGGCAAGCCGATCGGCTACGACGAGCTGCCCGACAGCGTCTGCACCTACATCGCCATGCTGTCCGAGCCGCAGTTGCCCGCCAGTACGGTCAACCAGCTCGAGATCGCCGACTACAACGCGTGCTCGCAGGCGCTGCTGCCTTTTTTTATGGGCTGATCGACTCGGCCGATCCGAGCGACGATCCGTTCGAGATCCTGGTCGACGCCTGTTTCGATCTCGCTCACACGTTCAATCAGCACCCAGACAGCTTTCTCGACAAGCCGATCGACGACCTGGCGTTCTACGCCGAGGCGACGAGCCGGCTTGCGAAGCGTCTCAACGACAGGTGAGCCTCGATGGCAGCTCTCGACCTGCGCGGCCGTGCCATCATCAGCGATGGCGCGTCCGGCACGCTCAATGCCATCAAGGGCAAGCTCGACGCCGTGCACGCGTCGGGCTCCAAGCTCGCCGTCATGCAGAACGCCCTGGCGTCCGGCTCGCGGGCCTGGGGTAACGCCACGCGGGCGGCGGCTGGTGCCGCCGTCGGCGCCTACGGTATGACCAACGTGCTGCGGCGCGCGGAGGAGTTCAACAAGGCCGTCTACGGTGTCGGGACCGCCGCGATGTCGGAGAACGTCCGCAAGGACGAGGCCGGGCGCGTCATCTACGACATCGAGAAGGTCCGGGGCGCGATGCAGCGGTTCGAGGGAACCGCGCTCAGCCTGTCGAAAGAGCTCGGCCAGACTCCGACGCGGATCGGCAACATCGGCGAGGTACTGGCCAAGGCCGGTTTCGACGACGAGAAGCTGCGCGGCGCCACGCGCGCCATCGCCATCGTCGCCTCGACCGACATGGAAACGCCGGTGCAGAAGATCGGCGAGTTTGCGTCCGTCCTCGACACGATCTACAAGCCGAAGGACGGCGAACAGTGGGCGCAGTTCTTCGCCCGCCAGATGGATATCGTGCGCATCGCCGCCGGCGAGACGCGGCTCTCCGTTGGCAGCATGATGGAAGGCCTCAGGCCGTTCTCGGCGCTGTATGCGCAGATGGGCGGTGACGAGTACCAGAACGCCGTCATGTTGATGTCTGCCGTAAGGATGGGCGCGGAATCGACGGAGGCCGGTCATACGCTGAAGTCCAACTTGGCGCGCTTCATGTTGATGAGGCAGGAAGCTGCTGCGTTGTTCTCAGGGGCAGGATTCAAGCGATCTGACTACACCGATGCGTCGGCGCTCAGTCCGACGCGAGCGGCAGGCAATCTTTCTAAAACCTTCCGTGCCGCGAAGATCGATGGAAAATTCCGCCGCGAAATCGAAATGCAGTTCGAGAAGGCGATGGAAGATGGCACTTCGTCGTCACCTGACTTCCTGAATCGCATGATGGATCGCGTTGCCAAGGCCGCTGGCGTGAACATGAGTGACGAGGTGTCGCGCGAGAGGTTCGAGGACAAATTCCTTAATTCGGTCCAGTCGGCCGGAATGAAAGTCAATATGTACAAGCTCTATCAGGACATGATCGAGCGGAACGTTGCCCCATCGATGAGAGACCTATGGTTTGAGGGTCGGCGGACAGGCACGAACACCCAACTCCTCGAAGGCATGCGCAAGTATCGAACGGAGTTCGAGGGCAAAGTCGGCATGGCCTCCGGCGCCGGCATCGACGCGACGCAGCAGGTTTACGACGGGAGCAGCTACGGCAAGCTGCAGCGCTTCAATTCGCTGATCGAGCAGTTCATGATCCGGCTCGCCAACTCGGCCGGGTTCGAGACCTTCCTCAACGGCGTCACGGCGATCTTCGACAAGCTCGGCGCGTTGCCGCAGCCGATTATCGACATTGCCACGCACGCGGCGGTCGCCGCCGTGGCGCTCGGTCCGCTGGCGCTCGGCATCGNCGCCCTCGGCGTGGTGCTCGGACCGCTGAAATGGATTGCTGGGCTGGCTGCCGGCGCTGGCGCTGGCGCCCTCGGCCGGCTCGGCGTCGGCGCCACTGCAGGCGCCGGCTCAGCTGCCGTACAAGCGGCACTCGCGGCCGGCGGCGGGGCTGCGGCGGGTGGCCTCGGGATGCGCATGCTCAGCGGCACGGTGGCGGCTGGCCGGCTCGGGCTCCGCTGGCTGCCCGGCATCGGTCTCGTCGCAATGGGTGGCGGTGCCGCGTATGGCGGCTATCAGGCCTACCAGCGCGGCGACAGCGTTCTCGGCGGCGCGGCCAAGGGTGCGCTCGGCATCTTTCCAGCCGACGCATCGTCGGGTGTCCGCTCGCCGCTGGCCGGGCCCAACCTCGGCCAGCCCTGGAACACGGAAGGCGGCGGCGCATCGTCCGTCGAGCAGTCGACGCGACAGTCTATCGACGCCATGCGGTCGACGCTCGCCGGCGTCGACCTCACCAGCGAGGGCCAGCGCATCGGCGAAAGCCTCGGCAACGGTCTGCGCTCGGGTCTGCAATCCGCCGTCAACGCGGTGCGCGAGGCTGGGGCTCAGCTCCGCGCCGAGGCCAGCGCCATCCGCCTCAACACCGGCCCCAACATGAGGCCCGCGCAGTGATGCGCTCACGGCTGCTGATCGGCGCTCCGCGCCGGCAGCCTGTGCGGGCGCGGCCTGACCGGCCGGGCCGCGCTTGCGGTCTTGAAAGGGTGAGCCCATGACCTGGAAACAGAACCTGCGGCCCGCCTCGTTCCGGGGCGTGTCGTTCCATGTCGACGACCGGCAGTATCAGACCGGGCGTCGGATCCACGTCCACGAGTTTCCGAAGCGCGACACGCCCTCGCCCGAGGACATGGGCAAGAAGTCGATCCACATCACGCTGACGGCCTACCTCGTCGGCGACGACTACATGAGCCGCCGCGACGCGCTGATTGCGGCGTGTGAACGCAAGGGCGCCGGCCAGCTCGTCGACTTCTGGGGCCGCTCGCGCACGGTGGTCTGCGAGGACTGCTCCGTCACCGAGACGCAGGCCGAGGGCCGCTACTGCAAGGTCGCGCTCAAATTCGTCGAGGCCGGCGGCGCGCGGATGCCGATGGCGATCGCCGCCACGGCCGCCCAGCTCGCGATGTCGGCCGGTGGACTGCAGCTCGCCGGCGTCACCGCGTTCGCGGCCAAGGCGCTGGTCGGGCAGTCGTCGGGCAGCATCGCCACCGCGCTCGGCCTCGTCCGCTCCGGCCTGCCGTCCGCGATCCTGAACCGTGCGGCCGGTGCGCCGCTTCGGAGCTACAACCAATCGATCCCCGACACCCGTGCACGCAGCCGTCGGCCGGGTGCTGGCCGCGCTGCTGCCGCTGTTCAAGCGGCCGGCCGGCGCCGTCGCCGATGCCGCCGTCTACGCCCGCACGCGCCGCACGATCGACGTGCTGCTCGCCGACCCGCGCGCGGCCGCCCGCTCCGACACGCTGGCGGCCGATCTCGTTTCTATCGCTCAGGGCTATCGCACGGCCGCGGGCGACCTGCGCACCGCGATCGATAGCCTCGAGCGGGTCGCGGTCGCGAGCCGGGCCGTGATCCCGGCGCAACCACGCACCGCCACGCTGGCGCTGCAGCGGCAGGCCGAGCTCGGCCTCTCCGGCCTGATCGAGATCCTGGCGCTCGCCAACATCGCGATCGCCGTCTCCGATCTCCGACTGCGCTCGCACGACGAGGCCACGCGGCTGCGCGCCCGTCTCGGCCGCGCCTTCGATCTTGCGATCGAACGGGCCGGCGAGCGCGGCGATATCGAGGCGCTGCGCGCGCTGCGCGACACGCAGGCCAAGACCACGCGCGACCTGATCGAGCGCGGCCGTCCGCTGGCGCGGATGGTCGGCTATGCCACCGCCGTGCCGCTGCCCGCCGTCGTCATCGCCCACCGGCTCTATCAGGACGCCGGCCGCGCCGATGAGCTGATGGCGGAGAACCCCGGCTTCGATCATCCCGGCTTCATGCCGATGCAGGGCAAGGCGCTCAGCCGATGATCGGTGAACCCGGAATCGTCGCGCTGCTCGTCAACGGCATGCTCTACGAGGGCTGGCTCGAGGTGCAGGTGACGCGCTCGGTCAAGGAGATGGCCGGGCAGTTCACGCTCAAGGTGTCCGAGGTGCCGGTCGACGGGGTCTCGTCGCTGCTGTCCTGGCGCATCCACGAGGGCGACGACTGCGTCGTGCTCTACGACGGCGAGCCGGTGGTGACGGGCGTGGTCGACGTCTACAATCCGCGCTTCGACGCCAGCACGCACGAGGTCACCGTCTCTGGCCGCTCCAAGACGCGCGACATGGTCGACAGCTCGGCCGAGCCCGACGTCGAGGGCGGCGAAATGAACAAGGTCACGCTGGAGCAGCTCGCGCGCAAGCTCGCGAGCAAGCACGGCGTCAATGTCACGATCGACGCCGACGACGTGTCCGAGCCGATCGACACGGTGCGGGTGCANNCCGGCGAGACCAACGCACGAGATCGCTCGAGCGCGTACGCGCGTCCGGTCGGGGTGGCGCTGACGGACGACGCCAAGGGCGGTCTGCGGCTGCTGCAGGTCGGCAAGGGCGGCGTCGTCGACAACCTGGTCGAGGGCGTCAACCTTTTGAAGGGCGCGGCGTTCTTTCGCGCCGACAACCGTCACTCCGACTACACCGTCAAGGGCCAGGACCGCGGCACCGACAACGAGTACGGCAAGCCGGTGGCGCAGCGCGGCGCCACGGCCAAGGACAGCGCCGTCAAGCGCTACCGCCCGTTCTCGCTGCTGAACGAGACCAAGACGTCGAAGTCTGGCGCCAAGAAACGCGCCGGCTGGGAGAAGGCGGCGCGCGCCGGCGAATCGACCCGGGCCGAGGTCACGCTCGTCGGCTGGCGGACCACCGGCGGCAAGCTGTGGATGCCGGGCTACCAGGTCACGGTGACGTCGCCGATGATGAGGCTCGCCGGCAAGGTGCTCGCGGTCGAGACGGTCCGCCTCGAGCAGAAGGACTCGACGACAGTGTCGCTGTCGATGGTGCCGCCAGAAGCGCTCAACCCGAAGGGCAAGGGCGGCGCATCTGGTGGCGGGGGCGGCGGGGGCGGTGCCGGCGGCGCGCAGTCCGATCCGGCCTGGGAGAATACCGGCACCGGCGAGCTGCCGCTGCTGCTGTGACGNNGGGGGCCACATGACGTTCGATCCGAATTTTCGCGGCGACGTGCGAGCTCTGCAGCGTCGCATCCAGGGCATGCTCCAGCGCGGCACGGTCAAGTCGGTCGACGACGCGATGATGCTGCAGACGCTCGACGTCGAGATGCACCACGGCTTCGCACCGACCAAGGTCGAGCATTGGCAGCCGTACGGCTTCCACTTTCACCCGCAAGCCGGGTCCGAGGTGCTGGTCGGCGCGCTCGGCGGCAACCAGGACCACCTGATGGTCCTCGGCACAACCAACCGCCAGCAGCGGCCCAAGAACCTCGCGCCCGGCGACGTTCAGATCTACCGCGAGGGTGGCGCGACGATGACGATGAAGGCCGGCGGCGAGATCGAAATTAAAACTGGCAGCTCCAAGATCGTGATGAAGCCGGGCGGAATCGAGTTCCACGCGTCGAAAATCGACCACATCCAGGCGTGAGGCACCGATGACAGCGCTTTCCGGCGGCACACTTGCCAAGCTCAAGACGTCGCTCGCCGACAGCGCCAAGGGGTGGTCGGTTACGGCCGGGCTCGAGCACACGACCACTGTCGGCGGCGGCGAGGGCGCGACGGTCATGGTGACGAAAACCTATCAGCTCACCTCGTCGGCGCTGGCGACCATCATCATCGCCGGCATCGAGTACAACAACGGCACGTTCACCGAGATCGTGCTGACCTGGTCGAGCCAGTCGTTCACGACCACGGACAGCGCGCTCAAGACCACGCTCGAGACGATGGCCGGCATCGCCGCCACCGCCAAGGCCGCGGCACTCGACACGTTGTTGAGCTGATGCCGATGGCGGCACGGCGCGGGGCCGACATCGCCGCCGGCATCCATCTCGCGGGGCCGAACGGCTTCGTGACCATCAACGGCGCGAAGTGGGTGACGGTCGGTGAGATCAACGCGCCGCACGGCCTGCCGCCACACGTGCCGGCCGGCGATCTGATGGCGCAGGGCTCGAGCTTCGTCACGATCAACGGCATTCCCGTCTGCATCGCCGGTCACGTGTCCGCGTGCGGACATCCGACCACCGGCTCGGGGCACGTGAACTGCAATGGCTGACATTCGCGTCGTCTGGAATCCGGCCCTGACTGGCCGGCGACTGGCTGCTGACCGGCAGCGTGCTCGACACCTCGCGCGAGCTGGTGACGGCCGTCGCCGTGTCGCTGTTCACGCACNGCACCGCCGAGGACGACGACCGCCTGCCGGACGGCACCACCGACCGCCGCGGCTGGTGGGCCGATCACCTGGCGGCCGAGATCTACCTCGGCGCGACGCCGATCGGCTCGCGGCTGTGGCTGCTGCAGCGCGAGAAGCAGACCGAGGAAACCCGGCTGCGCGCCGACGGCTACATCCGCGAGGCGCTGGCCTGGATCACCGACATGAGCCTCGCCGAGCGCGTCGACGTCAACGTCACCTGGTTCGCGTTCGAGCGGCTCGGTGCCGAGATCACCGTCATTCGTGGACCCAAGGATTCGATCGCGGTGCGGTTCGAATCGCTGTGGTCCGAATTCGAGGGCTAACGCATGGTCTGGCCGCTGATCTCCCGCCGCGACCGGCGCGCGCAGGTGCGCGACGACGTGGCGACGCATCTACCAGGCGCAGATGCGACCGTTCCCAACTCCGTGCTGCGCGTGGTGTCCGAGGCGCAGGCCAACCTCGCACACGACAACGACCTGCACCTCGACTGGGTGGCGCGGCAGATGATGCCGGACACCGCCGAGGGCGAGTTCGCCGACCGGTGGGGCGCGATCTGGCTGCCGGACGGACGCAAGGCCGCGAGCTTCGCCGCCGGTGCCGTCACCGTCACCGGCTCGATCGGCGCCACCGTCGCGACCGGCGCCGAGCTGACCGCGCCGGCCTTCGACGCCGAGGGTGCTGCGCTGTCGCTACTGTTCGAGGTGGTCGCCGGCGTGACGCTGACGAGCACCAGCGCGACCGTGCAGGTGCGCGCGCTGACGGCAGGCGCGGCAGGCAACCTCGACGAGGGCGCCAAGCTCTCCTTCACGCTCGCGCCAGGCGGCATCGACGGCGCGGCCACTGTCGCCGCACCGGGACTCGCCGGCGGCGCCGACCAGGAGAACGACACCGACTTCGTCGCCCGCTACATCGACCGCATCCAGCAGCCGCCGCACGGCGGCAGCGCGCACGACTACGTGCAGTGGATGCTCGAGGTGCCCGGCGTTACCCGCGCCTGGGCGGCGCAGGAGATGGGCGTCGGCACCGTGACCTGCCGATTCATGATGGACGAGGCGCGCGCCGCCTTCTCAGGCTTTCCGCAGACCGAGGACATCGACCTGGTCGCGGCCTATCTCGACTCGCGGCGGCCGGTGACGGCGGCGGATCTGTTCGTCGTCGCGCCGACCGCTCAGGCGCTCAACCTGACAATCACGGACATCACCAGCGACACGCCGGAGGTTCGCGCCAACATCGCGCTCGAGCTCGCCGAGATGCTGCGCGCCCGCGGCCGTCCCGGCAGCATGATCTTCGCCAGCTGGATCCGCGAGGCGATCTCCACCGCCACCGGCGAGGACCACCACGACATCTCCGTTTCTAACGTCGCGCCGAGCAGCTTCGGCCACCTGATCGTGCTCGGCACGGTCACCTACACCTGATCGGGGCCCCATGAGCTGGAAACCGAAAGGCGTGCCGGAATTCGTGCACGCCTTCATGGCGTCGCTGCCGATCGGCGAGATCTGGCCGCGCGAGCCTGGCTCGACGCTCGTGCGCACCGTCACCGCCCTGATGGGTGTCGTCGGGCGCTGGGCCGATCGCGTGGCGACGTTCCTGCTCGTCGAGGCGTTCCCGCCGACGTCGTTCCACCTGCTGCCCGACTGGGAGCGGGTGCTCGGCCTGCCCGATCCCTGCTACCCCGTCGTCGGCACGCTCGACGAGCGCCGCGCGGCGGTGCGCGACAAGCTCGCGCGCCGGCCTGGCGGCCAGTCGCGTGCCTACTTCACCGACACTCGCCCGCCGGCCTCGGCTACCACGTCGACGGGCCCTCGCCCTCGGCGCTGCCGCTGACGCTGCCGGCGGCGCTGGCGCGTTTGCCTCAGATCCGCATCACCGAGTACCGGCCGTTCATGGCCGGCGTCTCGCGCGCCGGCGATCCCGACTGGTCGATCGGTCCGCCAGAGATGCGGTTCCTGTGGACTGTGACGATTCCCGGCCGACGGCTGACCTGGTTCCGGTCGGGCAGCGGCGAGGCCGGCACCGATCCGCACCTGCAGATCGCGACCGCCGACGACATCGAATGCATCTTCAAGAAACTGAAGCCGGCGCACACGGTGCTTTTCTTCGACTACACGGGGGCATGAACCAATGAAGTATCAACCCGAGTTCGATCCCGGCTACCTCGACCCGGTCGACGGCATCCACAACTCTAGCGGCAACGCCAACAAGTCCTACGTCAACGGCGATCCGCGCATCGGCCGCAAAGGTTCGATCCCTCCGGCCGCGGCGTTCGAGCATCCGCAGCGCGAGATCCTGGCCGCGATCGCCGGCGCCGGCCTGACGCCGTCGCACGCGGATCTCGACCAGCTTTGGGAAGTGTTCCAGATCATCAACGCGGCCAATTCCGCACCTGGATCATTCGCCGTTTACGAAACGTTCGCCTCGGCCAAGCACCGATTCCGCTCGCTTCTGCCCGGCGACAACATCACGCTGCAGCTTGTTGAGAGTCCGGCCGGATCGGGCCGGCACTGCATCCGCATCAACGTCTCTGACGTCGGGGGTCTCCGGCTCCGGCAGTCAGTCGAGCGGCGGCGGTGGCGGCTCCGGCGACGTGCTGCGGCCGTGCCTCGTCGGGATCACAGGCGACATCACCAACCTGTCGAGCTGCGGCAACGCGATCGCGTCGAGCTACCGGCTCTCCGGAATGGAGGCGTCCAAGGCGTTCGACGACAGCACGTCGACGGCCTGGGAAGCCACGGCCGGCGTCACGGCGACAGACAACTGGATCGGCTGGGATTTCGACCCGGCCAATTCCGGCTACTTCGGCACCTTCGATCAGATCACGTTCAAGCAGATGCACAACCAGTCCAACCGCACTGACAAGTGGCTGGCGGCGGTGGCGCAGGCGACCAACGATCCGAGTCGGTCGACCTGGACGACGATCGCGACGTTCGCGGCGCTGACGCCGCCTGGCGACGACGCCCATGGCCCGCTCGAGTCCGTGGCGCTCTCCACCTACAGCGCCCGAGCCGTGCGGATCAAGCCAACCAGCGTGCAGCGCTACAGCTCCGCATCCCTGCTGATCCAGACGCCGATGATCTTGGAAATGTCGATCATCCGCAACGCTTGAGAAGGGCACCCGTCGTGAGCTACCGCATCGAAATCTACCCCGCCGATCAGGTCCTGCGCGCCAAGGGCGTGACGATCGAGGGGGCGGCCGTCACGGCGCTTTTGCCGGCGCCGTTGCAGCAGGCCGCGCGCGTTCTGGTCGATCCCGCGGGCAGCGTTCTCGTCGGCATCCCGGCGGCACCCAGCGATGCCGACGGCGCGGCCATCCGTGCCGCGCTCGACGCCTCGCCCGCATTTGCCAGCGCGCTGTCGGCCTATGACGCATCGGCCGCCGCCGGTCGCGAGGCGGGCCAGGTCGCCGCGCTCGCCAATTTGACCAAGGCCGAATGCGGACGCCGAATCTTCGCGGTTCTGAAGGACGACCGAACGCAGCTCAACATCACGGGCCTGTCGGTCGACCTCGTCAACATCAAGGTCGACGGCGGCACCTTGTCCGCCGAGGACGAGGCCGTGTTGACGATGGCGGCGGCCATCAAGGCTTGGGTGGCGGCGATGCAGGCGAAGCGGCGCGAGCTCGCCGCCGCCGGCGACCTGACGTTCGCGCTCGACACGCATTGGCCGGCCCCGCCGGCCGGCGCGGCTCAGTTTGCGGCGAGGTTCTGATGCCCGCATTCGACCTGCACGGCACCGGCACCGTCTCGACGCGGCCGGAGCGAACGCCGCCGCTCGATGCCGGCCCGCGATTCGCGGCCCCCGATACCGAGCTGACGCCGGACGACATCAACGACGTTTGGGGCAATCTTCGCGGCCTGCTGCAGGCGCTGGGCGGCGATCCCGACGACGACGACGACGCGTTGAAAAACGCCGCCACGGCCGCGCTCGCCGCCTGTATCCAGGCGGGCGAGACTTTGGCGCGGAGTCACCGACGGCGGCGGCTTCGTGCGCATGACGTCCGCCGAGCGGACCAACGCTCGCCGCGCTGGCCGACGAACTTCAAGGGCGTGCATGCCAACCTCGCCGCGCTCGCCGGTGCGGTCGCCGGCTCCAGCGGTTTTTGGGCGCTCCTGACGAACGGGTCCGGCGGGGTGGCGACGTTCGCGGCTTGGGATTCTGATGCGGCCGTGCCGCAGTGGGTCGACACCGGGCTGTCGCTGCCCGCTTCGATGCTCAAATCCGACACGACGGCGAACCTGACCAAGGGCTACACGGCGACGGGCTACGATGCGGGCACCAAAAGCAGCGGCACGTTCACGCCCGATCCCGCCAACGGCAACCTGCAGCGATACATCAATGGTGGCGCGCACACGCTGGCGGCGCCGTCCGCCTCGGGCGACTACGACATCTCCATCGAGATCACCAACAACGGCTCGGCCGGTGCCGTGACCTTGTCCGGATTCGACCGCGTGGCGGGTGACAGTCTGACCACGACCAACACGCACAGGTTCTACCTGCATATCCGCAAGCTGAACGCAAAGACGCGCGTCTACAAGGAGGCGCAGCAGTGACGTTTCCGTTCCCGATGTTCGTGCCGCCTTCTTTGTCCGCCACTCCAGCAACGTGGAACCCAGCTGATATTGGCTCCGGCATCACATTGAGCAACAGCAACCGAACGGCTGTCATTGCAACGGCGGACGAAATGGCGAGGGCGAACGGCTACAAAAGTTCCGGAAAATGGTACGTAGAAATCACAGTAATCGTAATTGGCCACGCCATTATCGGAATCGCAAATTCAAGCCTAGCCTTGTCGGGAGGGCTGGGTTACGCAGCAGGCGGACATGGATACTACAAGACCGGATTATTTTACTACCCTAATTCTGGAGCTGGCGCCAGCTACACAAACGGCGACATCATCCAAATCGCATTTGACCCGGGGGACGGGAAACTCTGGTTTGGTAAAAACGGGACGTGGCAGGCGAGCGGCGATCCTGCTGCGGGCACAAGCCCGGCGCGGAGTGGGCGTGACAGGATCGTGGACTGTGGCCGCCAGCCAGTTTTCGTCGAGTTGCACGCTCGTCGGTAATTGGGGGCGAGGCTGCATTCGCGTACACGCCGCCAAGCGGATTTGCTGCGTGGTCGGCCTAAGCCGTCTACAATCCCGTCCTCGCTGTATATGAACTGCGGGCAGAAACCACACAATACGCGAAACTCGCAAACAAGGAAATCCGAATGATCGCACTGCAGCGGATCAGCGACACTACCGTCATTCAGACGTGGTCCGGTGTACCGGCGACCTTCAATTGCCCGCTCGGCACGGTCGATGGTGCCACCGTTGGCTGGCAGAACGGTGATTATCGGCTGATCGAGGTCGCGGATCCCGATCCGGTTCCGCCAACCATCGCCGACCTGAAATCCCATGCGGCCAGCACGCGGTATCGGATCGAGACCGGCGGCGCGGTGTGGAACGGCCACACCATTCAGACCGACCGCGACTCGCGCGGCAACCTGCTCGCCGAGTTCGTGGCCATCGGCGCCGGGCTTCGCCTCGATCCGTCACCCGTGGAAGTTTACCGACGGCTTCGTCAGCATCAGCAATGCCGATATGGGCGCTGTCATCCTGGCCGCGCGCGCACACGTGAGCGCCTGCTTTGCCAAGGAACAAGAGGTCATCGCCGACATCGAGGCGACGACCATCACCACCTTCGCCGAGATCGACGCGGCCGACTGGCCGAGCAACGCCTGACCGCAACCACCGACTAGGACGATCATGCAAGCTCAGGTTCCCGGCCCCGTCATTCAGCAGGGCTACCGGTTCGCGATGCGGCTCGAGGTGGTGACGACGCCGGGCCTGTTCCCGTCGGGCGTCGCGCTCACCGCGCACGTCAAGGCCAAGCGCACCGACGCCGCGCCGCTGGTGGTTCTGTCGACCGGCACCGGTGAACTGGTCCGCGTCTCCGACACGGTGCTCGATGTTGTCATTCCGGCGAGCGCCACCGCCGACTTCCCCGTGACCAAAGATGCGACCGTGATCATGGATTTCGTGCGCACCGACACCGACGAGCCGCAGCCGCTCGCGTTCTCGGTGCAGGTGCCGGTGATCCTGCCGGTGACGCCCGCGAGCGCGCTCGCATGAGCCAGACCATCACCGTCCGCCCTTACACCGGCTCCATCCGCATCGAGGTGCCGGCCGTCGCGCGGGCGCAGGTGGCTGTGGTCGGCCTCGGCGCGCGCACAAAATTCGCGACCGCATTCGGTGACGGCGCAGCGACGTCCTACACCATCACCCACAACCTCGGCACCCGCGACGTGCACGTGGCGGTCTATCGCAACTCCGGCAGCTACGACCAGGTTGCCGCCGTCATCAGGCATTCGACCACCAACGCCGTGACGGTCGAAATGTCGGTCGCTCCGACATTGAACCAGTTTCGCTGCGTGGTGATCGGCTGACGTCCGCCCTTTAGGTTCGATCTCTGGAGCACCCCATGCAGATCCGCAACGGCCGCGTCGCCGGTTGCCGCTTCGTGCCGGCGACGAGCTCCGGCGGCCCGATCACGCCGACGCTGATCGTGCTGCACGACACCGCCGGCCGGCTCGACAAGGGCTCGTCGGTCGCCTGGTTCCGCTCGAAGAAGTGCACCACGTCGGCACACTTCGTCGTCGAGCGCGACGGCGAGATCGTGCAGATGGTGGAGTGCACCAAGAAGGCGTTCCACGCCGGCGCCAGCGAATGGCGCGGGCGCAAGTTCTGCAACAGCTTCTCGATCGGCATCGAGATCGTCAACCCCGGCAAGCTCGACGCCGGCGGGCGCGCCTGGTTTGGCAAGGCCACCGACGCGCCGATCGAGCGGCAGGCGACGCTGGCGCACGGCGACGGCTACTGGCTGCCCTACACGCCCGAGCAGATCGGAGCGGTGAAGGGCCTGTGCCGCGCGATCATCGCTGCCTACCCCGACTGCAACGAGATCACGACGCACTGGGCGATCTCGCCCGGCCGCAAGATCGACCCCTGCCCGCTGCTGCCGCTCGACGACATCGTCGCCCATGCGCTGGGCGAGGACAACGCCGACGAGTCCGATCGCAATTCTCAGGTGGGGCCCGAGCCGGCCGCGGCCGGCCTCTCGCCGCTGGCACCGCCCGCGTCGGTGATCCAGACCTCCACCGGCGTCAACTGCCGCGCACGTCGGCCTCGGCGGCTCGGCCGGCACGGGTCTCTCGATCGCCAAGGCCGCCAAGCAGGCCAACACGGACGAGGGATTCGACTGGCTCGGATTCGCGATCACTCTGGCGGAGGACCCTATGTTCTGGATCGGGGTCGGCACGGTGATCTCTGTGCTGGTGATTTGGCGCGAGCGCATCAAGAAGCTCGTTCTCGGCGTCTGAGGGGACCATCCATGATCGCACTACTCTGGCCGATGGCGCTCGGCATCCTCAAGCGCACGATTTTATCGCGGCTGTTGTCCAAATGGACTGGCACCGGCNTCGGCGTGGCGTCGTCGGGCCTCGGTCGGTGTCCGTGCCTCGNCGGACCTGGACCTATCGTGGCGCGTCGTGTCGTCGGATCGAGCCCGCCGCCCCGCTACACCGCCAAGCAGGCCGCCGCCGCCTGCGATTCGGCGCTACTCGAAGTCCGAGAACGACGCGTTGAAGGAGGACATCCGCCGGCTCGCGGCGCGCCTTGCCGATCGCGGCGCCGCCTTCGCCGAGCTCACCGACAAGCTGCAAGCCCTCGAGAAGGAGCAGGACGATGCCCGCGCACAGACTTCTGTCGATCCTCATCGGATCGTTGTGCCTGCTGACGACAAGTGGCTGCAAGCACGCGCCCGCCGAACAGGCGCCGCTCGAGCTGAAGGCGCAACCGGTCGCTGATCGCGCGGCCCGCGCCTGCCCGCCGCTCGACCCGGTCTACAAGGCCGAGGTCGCGCGCGGTGCGCCGCCGACGCCGCGCCAGCTCACAGACGACGCCAACAAGCGGCTGCACGACGCGGCCGAGGCGGCGATCGACCGCAAGAACGGCCTGCTGCGGCAGCTCGCTCGCGAGTACGACGCGTGTGTCGGCGGCAAGCCGGTCTACGATCACGATCTCCTTGGGTGAAACACATGCTGGCGCGCGCATCATGGACGGACACAGATGGGCAACGACAGTGGCATCCTCTCGCGCCTGGACGAGCGGTCGGCGTGGACCCTGGACTGGCTGAAGCGGATCGACGACCGCCTGCATGCGGGCGACGAGCGGTTCGAGAAGGTCGAGCAGACCAACCGCGAGATGGCCGAGCGCCTGGCGGAGGTCGAGAAGCGCCTGCCCGTGCGCAAGGACCACATGCCGGCTATCGAGAAGGCGGTCAAGATCCTGCTGCCCTACGCCCTGGCCGCCGGAGTGCTGGCGTTTACGGGGTCGATCGAGAAGGCGGTTCAAGTGTTGAACGCGTTGAGCGGAAAGTGAAGATCGCGACTCGCTGCGCCTGGCTCCGGTTCACCGCGCTCGAGACCAAGTACGACCGGCGCATCCTGGTGGCCTTGGCCCTGTCGCTCGCCTACCTGGCGGCGTGGGCCGTGATGCAAGAGCCACCGGCACCACCGGCACCCTAGACTTATTCGAGCGGCCCGGTCGACCGGGCATCGCTCACCGAAGCCCGCGGGGCGTCCACCCCGCGCAAGCCCGCCGGCGTGCCCCCTCCGCCGGCCGACAGCCCCCGCACCGCGGTCCCCCCGCGCGGTGCGGGGGCTTTTTTGCGTTTGTGGGGTGGGCGGCCGTGGCCGGAGACGGCCGCAGCAGGGCGGCCTCAGATTGCTGGATTGATCAGTCGTCATTCGCGCACTGGCAATACCCGCCAGTGTACCGGCTCTCTCCCTCGACGCGTCCGCATTTCTTGCAGAAGTAGTACATCACGTCTAGGCGGTGGTCGTCTGTCGGCAATTTCATCATCGCGGCGATGATCTCCAATTGGTCATCGGTCAGGACGTCATATCGCGAGGTCGCCGTTGGCCTCTGAACGCCGCTCTCGTCGTCTGGCTCTGCGGTCGACATGGGCGGCCCTTTCTGTGTCTCAGTCGTCTTTGTCGAGAGCGGCATAAAACGCGTCGTCCAAGGTTGCGTCCGTCAGGTCGTCCACTACTGGTCCGAACTTGGCGTCGAGATACGCCGCGCATGTATTGCACAGCTCCGCGCCGTCCGGCTGGTCCGGTTCCTCAACGGGCTCGTTGCAGAGCTGACAGCGCGGCGGCGTCGAGACCATCTCTGTCACTCTGAAAGCTGGCGCACTTTGCGCCCGATGGCGGCTGCGGTCATGGCGTGGTCAGACAAGCCCGTGTCGATAAGATTGCGCTCAGCCTTGTCGATGACCGCAGCACACTCCGCGATCTGGTCCAAGAGTAGCTTTTCCACTACACGGCGGCTGTGCGCGCACGCACCATGCTTAGCGACGGCCTCAACCGTGGCGACGATCTGATCCACTGTCGGCATGTGCTGGGGCCTTTCTGACGTTGCGTCGGGAGAGCCTACACCGGCCCGCCGACCTCATGAAGCCGAACATAATCGGCGTGTCTTGTCGTGTCAATACACGTATTGACATTTGTTGTCTTGTCTGTAGTGTGGCATCCCATGGTGATGCCACGACTCAAGAAAATGGTGAGCTACGCGCTCGCCCCTGAATTGCTCGATCGCCTGGACGCTTGGCTTGCGTCCCAGGAACTTCCGCCGTCCAAGACGGCCGTGGTCGAGATGGCTTTGCGCGAGTTCCTGGAGAAGCGCGAAGTGGCCCCCGCCCGCAAGGGGGTGAAGCCGTGAAACTGTTCATCAATGGTCCTGCGCGCATTGTTGGCGATCCCCTGTGGAAATCGTCAACGGCAGGTTATGGCACGACCACCAAAGAAGCCCATCGAGCCGGAGGAGCCCGAGGGCCTTCTGATCGGCTACGCGCGCGTGAGTACGGAGGATCAGAAGCTCGACGCACAGGTCGACGCGCTGCTCCGTGCTGGCTGTCACCCGGATCATATTCACAAGGACAAGGCGAGCGGCGTGGCCAAGAAACGGCCCGGCCTCGCCATGCTGATGAAGGACATTCGAGAGGGCGACACGGTCGTCGTCTGGAAGCTGGACCGCTTCGGCCGATCCGTTATCGACCTGCTCACCCGGCTCAAGAAGCTGGACGAGATGGGCGTGCGTTTTCGGTCTCTGACCGAGGGTATCGACACCACTACGGCCATCGGCCGGTTGCTGATCTCGGTGCTCGGCGCCATCGCGGAGTTCGAGCGAGCGCTGATCGCGGAGCGCACCTCACGCGGCATGCAGCACCGCAAGACGCAGGGCGCCAAGTTCGGCCGGGCCTACCTGCTGGACGAGGCGAAGCGCCAGGAAGTGCGGGACGCCATTGCCCGTGGAGAGAAGCCGAGCAAGGTCGCGAAGCGGTTCAAGATCAGCCGTGGCTCGGTCTACAATTACACCCGGAAGAAGCCGCCTAAGCGGCGTTGAGAGAAGGAGCGACTATGCGACACGTTGATCGGGGACGCAGGCTGCAAGCATTTGGCCCCTGCGATGACTACGGCGACCCGCTTCCGAGCGGGACCGACCTGACTGAAATGCTGTATGCGTCGATTGGTGCCGAACATCACATTCTGATCGGCTATGATGAAGCGGTCAGGCTGCGGGATGAGTTGGCCGCGTCGATCGAGACAATTGAAC